GGTGGTTGTTGTTCAAGAGGACTGCAGAGGGTGGGCTAGGAAAGGGTTCACAAAGTAAGCATCAGAGATTGAGGAGGAAGGCCTATGTAAGAGGAAGCAGCTGTTGCGACACCACTCTTAACAAAGGTTAGGAACTTGTTGTAAAGGGCTCCACCAACCTCCTTGAAAGTGATGTCTGAGAAGAAATCACGGACGATTCCGAATCCGACTGGGTCGGAGTGGGATTTCTCCATGGCTGCGACAGTAAACGAACCTTGTGGCTGAATTTCCTTATATATAACTACTTCATACTCCCATGACATGTTAGCAGCGCCGGCGTTACCGACGCAAGCAACCAGCAGACCAGCGGAGGTACTCATCGCAGGATACTGGTTGGTGTAATTGTACATGTCGTCATAGGCTGGGCACCAGGATATGGAACGCCAAGCGCGCGTGCATGGTTCAGCATCAGCGTCTAGACGAGTTCCAAGAGTGTTGTACGTCTGGTCTCCCAAGCTCCCAGTAGGACCGCGCTCGCAGGCTAGTATAACTGATCCTGACTGATTGAGGGTGGTACCAATGTATCGGACTCTCAATGCAGCGGAGACCGTACGATGGGGTCGTGCGCCAGCAGCGGTGTAAGGGAACTGAGTGTTAGTTATAGTATTCGCACCTGTGCCCCCAATACCAGGGACAGTCGTACCTACGTATGCTGAGTCAGTGGCTATTATGAAGGATCGGTCACTGGCAGCGGCCAACGGGTTGACCAGGAGGGAAGCGAAGCCTGCGGCGTTCGTGGTAATGATGCCACGAGTCCTGACGACGAACCGAAAACTAGGTTGGTCGATCATGTCTGGGATGCAGGGCAACTCGTTCGCTCCATAGTCAAACGGGTCAGCCAAGGCTTTGGCATATGCCAAAGCGCAATGGGACAGGTTGACTCGGGGCTGTCTTACCAACGCGCGGTTCTGCGTACGCTGGCGGGTGCGAGGTTTCTTAGGTTGTTGTTTCTTCTTAGGGCGGGATGCTCTGGAAGGTCGAGTGGACATAATTAAGAAGGGATGTGAATATCGATCCCACTTTCCGGGCAGTGGGCTAAATAAATGCAGTCGTGTGGCAGATAGCAAATCTGCAAGGCCATGCAACCAACATGGCGCCACTCGGGATGTTGCATCGAGTGGGGGGACATGCACGCTTAACCGATGCGTGCGACGGGGTCGCCAGAATGGCGGGGCTCACGGAATGGGTCAGCTGCCGTGAGGCAGCCACACACTGTACCACAGTGTGCCATGGGGCCTTGCAGGCCAAGACGAATACGCGATCACTTTGCTAATTTGCCTCCCGTCCGGACCCGGGGCATTGAGCGACCTCTAGTTCGTTTCCACTTAGGGTCAATAGACGTAGATTTCGAACTTGGGGTAGGTGATCGAGATTTCGAGTCTTTCTTCTTATATTCTTTGCTGCGAGTGGTCTGTCTAGTCTTGGCTTGCGCAGCAACCTCACTAGTACGTTGGCTAAGCTCAACAGCTGGTGGTGGATCAATCCCATCTGGGCTCTCTGGTGTGGTGCTGGTACGCACAGTAACAGGTTCAGGGGAGCACAAAGTGAACTTAATGATATCACTGAGAGTGTGACACTTTTCTAACGTCGCGTGGAACTGTGGGAAAGAAAATTCAGGCATCTGGGTTTCGGCCAAAGCGACAAATTCATCGCAAGGTTCCTGTGGATATTGGTTAGTCAGATCCAGACGCAGATGCCATGGTAGCACCACGTCCAAACGGTGGCCGCGTGACTCAAGAAATGATTGGAAACGTTTCACGCATAACTCCTTGCCGAACTTTAATTCCATGACTTTGGTTACCAAAGGGCCTATGATCGGAGTGTAACGGTCGGAGCAGTAATATCCCATGCTCTTGGCAACCAAAACGTCTTCAGCGGATATGTCACTATTGTGCTTAGTCGTGGTGTGGAATTTGGACAATTGACGTCTGATATCACAGACGGAATTCAAGTCCCCATACCATACGTCTCGACTATAGTAGCGAGCTAAGAAACTAACGTGCTCACCTTTCAGCACGGTCTTCGTCTTGATTCTAAGGCCCAAGAGGACGCACGCTTCATCAAGGTCAGATGCATCGAGCTGGGCGCTCAATCCATCATCCCCTCCGAATATCCCTTTCCCCGCAAACGCTTCCAATGGCTTGTCGCCCCTACGCCTCCTCGCAAAATAGTCGCAGAATTTATTATCAACACTGTTAAAGGCGGCGGTATCTGGGCTGCCACTAAGCTGGGTGGGACCAGTGTTGTATAACACACCATGCTTGGTGTATCCTTTCCCGTCGAGAGTCATCTGGTGAAGATTATCCACTTCATCAGCGTAATCGGGGTATGCGCGGCGCAGAAGTTTGGTATGGAGTTTCTGGAGTAAGTAACTTTTATGTCCATCAAACTTGGAAAAGTCTGTTTCATCAACTTCAGGTTCGTTCCTGCAGACGTCGGCAACGGCTTCCGCAATTTCAAACGGGGTCTTGCCAAAGGCGTACCAGGATTGTGTCTTCAAATAATCAGAAAGAGGGTAAATGAAACAAGAGTACTGAAGTTTGACAGGTCCGGTGACGGTGGAAATGTTACGGGGATCCTTGTCCTCGCCATAAGCTTCAACCTTTTGAAAGGATTGCACCACTCTCTTATAAACGCCTTTACCCCATTCCGCTGCGGCAGTAAGTATGCGCTGTTGTCCTGGACGGGGCTGCCTCACGAATACTTCTTGTTCTTCGCAGGGGTGGAACGTATTTGAGCCGAGAAAGATCTCCACGAATTCGTCCATGCATTTATCAAGGAAAGGGCTGGGGGTGGCATGTTTTAGCGAATATTCCATAGGGGTCAAGATGCGGCCATTGACGCAGGCTCTGTCGTTGGCTTCGCAAGAGTCTGGGGATTCCACTCCAAGGATTATAGGGTTCATATAAGCCACCAACCCATTGGCAGCCAGAGCGTCGTATCCGGCAGGACTAACTTTTTGGTATTTCACTATCGATTGGTCGACAGGATAAGTTATTACTTCAGGGCGTGGTTGGGATGTCTTGATGTGGTCAATGACGACTGGACGGTATGGCTGGGGCAAGGTGGTGTACCGTTCCATAGTGGACACATTGAGATTAGCAGGGTTGTTCCTGTACGTAGTTACGATGGTATCGTACTCAGATAATTTAAGCGTGGCTGCCCGGTAGGAACCGTGGCGGCTGATTGACAGGTACATGCCGTCGGTTTTCTTCACTCTAAAAGCTACGAATTGCCCTGCGATGGGCTTAAACCGCTCTAAAAAATTATGGTCGATGAGCCACAAGCTCAACAAACTCCAGGCGCGTTCGTATCTGGCAACAGGCATGAGGTATACTACGTAACGGTGTGCGGCAATGTGTCTCTTTTCAACAAGATATACAGACGTAGTCAGAGTCCAAGGATCAAACAGGGTGACGTTGTCTCCAGCGTACGACCACAGCTGATGAGTGAAGGAACCTCCTCCTGTCAACGTGTATCTAATCTCACCGGACGATGTGAAACAGAAACTGGAATCATCGACGTCATCGGCTGCGCTTTCAGGAATAATGGTGTAAATGGCCACCGGGTTGAATGGGAGGGATCCCAGCACGGACGGGAGGTTCATGTAATAGTCCACGTCTATGAAAGAGTAAAGAGCCTCGTTGGCTACATGCATGTAACGGGTTTGCTTGGTCAAATCCTTAGCCCAGTAATAATTAAACACCCCAGCGTCCATGCTTCCCTGGCAATCGTACAATGGGACTCGGAGTTTCTTAGCCAGCTTGCGAATAAAGAGCTTCGCGGCGGCTCGGTTGGTAGCAGCGAGGGGATGAGTGCTATACTTCACGGGGTTAGGGACAGGGGTCTCAACCTCATTAAAGTCTTTACGTGTGTCGCGCTTAGTCTCGTGTTGTAAACACCAATTCACGAGCTTCCTCCACGGGGTAAGTTGAGGGATGAACATCGCTGCCCGGTTAAGTCCACCGAGCGCAACGCTTCCGACGTCATTCACTACGTCGGGTATACAGTTAGCTGGCTTTGCCGCTATTCTTAAATACACATTACGTGACAATGTGTAGAAATGCTTGGAAATCCACCATAACACTACCACAGACACGACAGCTCGGAAGGAGCCGTGCCCGAAAGCAAACTGGGTTGCTCTCTGGACAAACGTTATGCCGTGCCCGAAGGTAAGCTGAGTAACTCTCTGAAGGAACATCATGATGTTCTGACATGGGGAGACCAGGAAACTGCAATATTTCAATGCATCAGACGCCCTGTGTACCATAGCGTCTGGGATGGTTGGTGCCATTTCGCACCAGTAAGCAATGCGGGATGCCGTCGTCGCAATTGCTTGGAAATACGTCGGGGTTTGCGATGTCTCTATGTGCAAATCCCGGAATGATGAAATTAAGGCCAATGGCTGGTTGGCTGACGAAAAATGAGCTCGTCCTTCCAATAGGTTTGCTAATTCCATTGGGTATAGTGTGAATGTGTG